GGGGTATTGTCAATGGGGACATAACTGTGATTGACTACAAAACAGGAAAAGCCCATTGGTCGGAAGGATTAAAATTGGCGGCATACGCCAGTCTTTTATGCTCCAACCGGTCAGAGTGTTGCATACCGGATAGCTACGATGCACTAAAAATTAAGCGTATTGCAATCGAGTTGACTGCAACTGGCCGCTACAACGTGAAACCATTTGGCGATGATGATATGGCGGCATGGCGTCATGCGTTGATTTTGTACGTACATAAAAAAAACAAAGAGAGAGGATCACATGTCTGAGTTGATAATCGCAGAAGAGGAAATCAAAGCGGAACACTCGGCGTTGGAACGGCGGGCGATGGAATTAGCCCAAAATATCCGCACGGAGGAGGATTACAATATAGCCGGGGAATTTTTGGTCGGTCTCAAAACCGCGATGAAAGCATGGGATGAAAAAATCAATCCCGTCGTAAAAGCGGCGCGGATAGCGCGGGATAAGGCGCTTGCGCTCAAAAATGAAATTCGTCTGCCGCTCAAACGCGCAGAGCTAAAAATCAAACCTGCCCTTGCGCAGTATAACGAAAGGAAGGAGCAAGAGAGACGGAGGGAACAGGAGCGTATAAATGCACAGCTCCGTGCAGAAGCGCAAGCGCGGCAAAGGGCGGCAGAGGAAGAGCGCAGAAAAACAGAAATCATCCTGCCGGAAGGCGTGAAACGAGAGGAAAAACCGCCAATCCCTTTACCGGAAGTCCCTCAGGTGATCCTTCCTAAGAGTGCCGTGCCGCGGGGTATTTTTCACTTTGATTACTACAGCGCGGAGGTTACCGACCTTGTCGCGCTCATGCAGGCAGTCATCGAGGGGAAGGCCCCCGCCGAGGCCGTCCAGCCGAACATGAGCTTTCTTAACAAGCGCGCATCAGTACTCAAGGACATGTTGAAGTGGCCTGGCGTGGTAGTCAAACGGGAACGCAGGGTAGGGGGGAGGGTAGTCTGATGACGCTTGGGAATGACCACGTCAACGAGACGCACCGTAGAATTCTATCGGATTTTCTACGGGCGCTTGCTGCTGTCATCGAAAATGCCTCCTGCCATGAGCTTGAGAATGAACAGGAGTCGGCGAGTGGAGGGACAATTCACAGGGCAAGCAGTTTGGAAAAAAAGGAGAAAAAATGAGTTATAAAGAATGGTTTCTAAGTCCGAGCGCGTTAAGCGTGTTCAGGAATTGTCCCAGATGTTTTTGGCATGAAAGAGTTAAAAACATCAAGCGCCCGCGCGGGATTTTCCCATCTCTGCCTGGTGGGGTTGATCGGGTCGTAAAAACCGCGATGGATCAACTACGGGGAAATGGGGAACCCCCGCCGCTCAATTATGATATTGCGCCCCAGGGGTTGTCTTTTTTTTTGGATCAGAAACAACTCGACCAGTGGAGAAATTGGCGCAGTGGATTGAAATGTCAGATTGAGACAGCGGATGTTGTTTTGTCGGGCGCCCTGGATGATCTGCTTTTGCATGAGGGGAAATATGTTCCGTTCGATTACAAAACAAAGGGGACGCCCACAAAACAAGAGGACGCTGAGAAATACTACCAACCGCAACTTGATTGCTACGGGTTGCTGTTACAAAAGAAAGGCCTGGAAGTCGCGAACTTTGGAATCCTGTTATACTTTTCGCCGTGTCAAGGAAGCGGCGACGGGCCTTTGTGGGCTCAGCAGACAATCCTCATGTCTGTCGACCCAAGACGCGCGGAAGCTCTTGTCTCCGCCGCCGCCGCTTGCCTTAATGGCGAAAAACCAAAATCGTCGGTCACATGCGAATACTGTAAATGGCTTGCGGATATGGAGGGCGCGAAATGAAGCTTGGCAAAAACCAGGCGGATGTTGACTGCCGCGTCGAAAAGGTGTATTTGAACAACGAGAATAAGCGCGGTGGATCGGAGCTCCGATTGGTGACATGGATCATCAACGGAAAACCGAGACATCCGCGGCTTGAACGGAGAGTTTACTTTTACAAAGGCGAGGAAATGACAAAGTGGATTGGCAAAGCAAAGGGGTTCGATTTGACGGACATGAAATTGATCAGGGAAAATATGGACGATATAATTGCTCGAATGGAGAAAATCGAACATGGCAAAAAAGATGAAGCGGAGCACGACAGAATCGAAGACGAGGAAATCCCCGCCTGGCAAGATTGATCCAGCTTACCGCGACGTTATCATCTTAGGATAACGCATGATCCGCGGAAAACCGATCCAGGGCTGGCAGATCGTCGTTGACCATATAAACGACACGTGGAAAAAAAGAAAAAGGTCTGAGTACGGCTATCCGTTTGTTGGACGCGATCTTAAAGACCTGCGCCATTTTTGTTTGGTGTATCATCAATGGGGGATCATGGCGCTGTGGGACTGCTACCTCGCCGGCGCGGATGACTGGACGGTCAAACATGGATTTTCTCTGGCAGAGTTTTACCGCCAGCTCCCCCGATTGGTTGACCAGCCGTGGAAACAACGTGCTGCGATGTATGAGCCGCTCTTCCCCGCCAACCCCCCGCCGCCCGTTACGGAATTCATCAATAAAACACACAATTTTAGGCGGAAAAAAGAACGGGCTTGATGTAAAATATATGTTACATTGCCAAAAAAAAGACTTGACAAATTATGAACCAGGGGGTATACTGATAGTGTAGGAAGAAGAAAAACAAGGAGGCTCGACAATGAACGCATTAGATGGATTGAGACGGGAAATCGAAAGAATGGAAATCATGATCCAGCAGTGTCAACAAGCGGAAGTCCGCGTTTTGGGACGAAAAAAGGCGGGCTCGAAATGAAAAAATTAACGGTTGAGGATATTCTAGCGGGTGCGGCGTATGCCGTGGATCATCCTGAAAAGTATGACCAAGGGCGATGGTGTGGCACGGCGTGTTGCGTACTCGGTCACGCACGGGCGCTAGTGGGGAGTGATCAGCTGGATCGTGGGCTACGTGACGATGAGTTTTCCCCGACGAATAAGAAGGAAAGCATGATTAGGGATATGCTGCCGTGGACTCATGAGGACACAGCCGCGCTGCTCCCTCATGTTGGGGATGACGGCGTGCTCCGTGTCCCTGCTGAGGGGATAGGGCTTTTTGGGGCGGGCGCGCATGTGGGGCAGGGCGCGATTGTGGAGCGAGGCGCGATTGTGGGACCGGACGCGCATGTGGGGCAGGGCGTGCGCGTGAGACGGGGTGAGGTCTATGAGTGATCCGAACTTGCCAGAAGGCGTGACGCAACGGGACATTGACGCGACAGCCGGCGAAACGTTTGATCCTAATTTGTGCGAGCATGAGTCGATGACGTGCGAAAATTGCGGGGAAGATTTTCTCGAAATCTTACGGAAAACGGCTTGCAGGAATTGTGGGAACTCCCTATAAATGGAGTTCGAGCCTCCACCGCCGCTCCGTTGCAGGACGCGGGCGGCGGTGGGGATTTGGGAAAGACAATGAAATCGAAAAAACAAGGAGGAAAATAAAATGATCGCAACGTCAAATCCGATGAGTAGGAAATATACAAAGGAGGAACGTCAGTTGATGGCACGGTGGAATTTTTACCATGCGTTCAGATGTTTAACCGCCCAGAAAGAGAGCTTAGGAGCTCCGCGCTTTATGTTGGCGTGGGCGTTTTTCCGCTCTGGCATCAGACATGCCGTGGCAGGCAGGAAGCGGTCATGGTAGGGGGAGAGAGATTCGTCCTTTGCCTCTTTGGTCATAATCCAATATTATTTTTGGATAAACCCATGTGTCCGCTATGTGATACCGTCCAGCGGAACCTGATGTTGCAAGACGAAGTGCAGGCACTGTCTGAGGCTCTTGATAAAGCGAAGCAAGAGATTGACGACGCGCGGAAAATAATCGAAGGGCGGGAAGATCAGCTCCCGCCAAAGGAATTAATCTTATGAGGCTAAAAGCTATTGCGGTGTTCATTTCTATTGTGCTGATTGTCGTTTGCAATGTCTTTATCAGCATGATGTTTGCAACATTTCCAAAAAATGTCGAATCCTATGGAGAGAGAAACGGCGAATGGACAGCGACGGAGAAACGACAAATTATCGAATTACTGGAACGCATAGAAGAAAATACACGAGACTGAAAGGAATTATATGCCTGAAAATAAAAGAGCATTCGCGCTAACACTCTCAATGTCGGAGAGGGACAATCCAATCTGGCGGGTCGGAAAGACATTATCAGACAAGGCCGGGATGAGAATGAAAGGGAAAAATTACCATGCTGTGCTTGATGCGGCGGAAATGGAACTTTACCGCCAGATAGAAAAATGCGCGAAAAAAGACAAGGCCGCAGAATAAAAGACGTACCGACAATGATTCGGAATTTATCCGGAGCGGCGTGTGCAAAATGCGGCATGGTGTTTTTGCCGACAGATGAAATCATCGTTACGCAACTTGCCAGCATATCAAACAAATGGACAGCCACGTACCGACACGAAAGGTGCGGTTGAGTTATCTCATGTCATACGGCAGCGTGCTGATTGCGGGATTGTTCATAGGTTTTGTTTTTAGGGGCGCGTGGGATAGGAGAAAACCCACCCGCGTTGAACTGAAAAATTGCGCGGCGGCGCTTTATCGTTGGGAAAAATCAGAATGAAGGCGCGAGCGGTCAGTGAAAATCAAAGCAGAACAGGAATCAAACATTATAAATGTCTTTGTTGTTTTGAGTTAGTACGCCTGCCGAAATTTGGAGAATCGTTTGAATGCGGATGTTCTCAAAAAGTGTGCGAATATACAAAAATAATTACCTGTCGCGATCACTGTTCGTGCGAATTCCATTTGAATTATGAAAGGATAAAAAAATGAGCGATCCAAACCTACCAGAAGGCGTGACGCATAGAGATATCGACAGAATCGGAGAGCCATTACCGTTAACCGAGGAGCCGGAAGATGTGATTTATGGTAGGGACGGGGATAAAATATCGTGTGTTCGTGGGGATTTTTTTGACCTACAAAGCTGGCCTTGTGGATTTGGAAATACTGAAGAAGAAGCTCTTGAAGATTTAATTAGGCAGGAGAACGACGACAAATGAAAATCTGGTGCAATCATTCTGGTCCATACAAATATAGTGAATATATTAATTATTGCACAGGATGTGCCAGGGAAATTACCGATTGGTTTTGTATCGTCGCGTCTGATCTAAAACAGGTATGGTATGGAAAAAGGAACAAAAAATATCGTGAAGCTGTCGGGCATAAAAATCCTTAAATTTCGTGGAATGATTTGCCCTCTTTGTGATTCAAAATTTATCAGCCAGGAAGATACTGGGCTGAACAAAGTTTATCATTGCCATGCCTGTGGGCATACGTGGGTTGATAACTGAGAAATGAAAATGAGCGAAAAGATTGATCTTGACCATTTCATGCGGGCGACGTTGCCGAAAATTAAGAAATTTTATGAGGGGCGGTATTATCCTCTGTACACGACGTTGATTGTGGCTCTCGAACAATCAGTCAGGGAGCGAAACGAGATCATTAATCCATGCGTATGGGAGGAAGATTGTGACGGAAACTGGGAAACATCGTGCGATCAAACGTTCTGCCTGGATCATGGTTGTCCATCAGAAAATGGAATGAAATATTGCTGTTACTGCGGCAAGCCGCTTGTTGAGAAACGATATGCCGAGGAAGATGGATCGAAAGAAGAATAAAAAGGAGATAAAATGCCTAAAAACGCAAAATACGTGATCGTGAGAACGTCCTCTGCTGGTGTGTTCGCGGGTTATTTAATGCATCGGAATGGGCAAGAGGTAACCCTGCAAAATGCCCGGCGTCTCTGGTATTGGGCGGGCTCCGCGTCCTTATCCCAACTTGCTGTCACGGGGACATCCGATCCTGCGAACTGTAAGTTTCCGGTCGCCGTCCCAGAGGTCGAGCTGTTTCAGGCAATCGAAATCCTGACCGTTACGCCTGCCGCACAAAAATCAATCGAAGGGGTACTGGTATGGAAAAAATAACTTCCGGGTCCGGGTCCGGGTCCGGGGACGGGTACGGGTCCGGGTCCGGGTCCGGGTCCGGGTACGGGTCCGGGTCCGGGTCCGGGTACGGGTACGGGTCCGGGTCCGGGGACGGGTCCGGGTACGGGTACGGGGACGGGTCCGGGTACGGGTACGGGTCCGGGTACGGGTCCGGGTCCGGGTCCGGGTACGGGGACGGGTCCGGGTACGGGGACGGGTCCGGGTACGGGTCCGGGTCCGGGTACGGGTCCGGGTCCGGGTACGGGTACGGGTAAATTTGAGGCATGACCGATGTGGCGAGACACATCCGGTAACGGTGAGGGTAGCAGGTCTATGAAAATCGCGCGGTATCCCTCGGAGCAGGTTTGACTCCTGCGTCATGCCACACTTTGGCCCGCGTCAGTGATTCGTTCACGGCGGGCGAGATTTGAAAGGAGACGAAAAAAATGAAAATAGGAAATAATCACGTACACCTACGAGATCGAACAATGGAATTGAAGTGGGAACAAAAACTCGACAGAGGGGAGGACTTCACAGATAACGGATTTTATATTGAGATTTCCAACCTAGCGGTCGAAAAGGAAGTGTGTGCGGTCGTCGATGGGATCCCTACATATATCGCAGAGGTATTCGACTCGTCGAATGAAAATCATCGAATCTACCCGAACTTCGATTTTTGGAAAGGCGATGACGACGCAACAAAAAATAAATCCATCGTCGGCCCCGTCGTGTGGGAATTTGATTTTTGGTATGACCTTCAACTCACAAAAGGTCAATGGTTTTCCATTGCCACTCTCAATAATGGCAATCCTACGACTCAACAGCATAGACCTGTCACTGTCAATATTGTCGGGGAGTATCCGCAAATCACAATCGAGCACACGCCGCAATTCGGGAGCCATATTTATAAACGTTTGGTCACAAGCAAGGTTGAAACGAAACGATGGATAACGATCAGGCTTGAATTTGAAATGTCACGAACAGGATATCTCGATGTATACATGGATGATCGTTTGTGGGCGACAGCCGAGATTCGCAAGCTCCCGCCCTTTACCGGCGGACACTTGGGATTCTACGGCAGCCCTGATATTTCCGTCGGGAAGGTCATGAACCGAAACATCCGGTTTTATGGATTAACATGAAGGAGAATAAAAATGGAAGAACATAAACTTACGGCGGAAATAAAATCAGAAATCGACAGCATGTCTCATTATGAAATGTGTCGTATTTGGAGGTTCGCGCAGCCTGGGAGTAGACTCACATCGGGAGAAACAGGCGATTATTTTTCAAATAGACAACCAAATGCCTCGATATGGAGCAATTCGTCAAGAAATGATGAACATCGCGCGGTTTTTTTCGGAAAATTGTCCTCCGTCTCGTGAGCTATCGTTGGCGTTAACAAAGTTGGAAGAAGCTGCTTTTTGGGCAAATGCCTCGATTGCGAGGAACGAGTAATTTCCCCGCCGGAATAAAACGGAGGGGATGGCAGGCGGCGGCGTGGATAGACACGTGGGAGCGTTCTACCGTACACCCGCGGATGTAGGAAACCGCAAGTTGGTGAAATTCCAACCCGCCTGCTTGGTTGTGTGGAATAAAAGAACGCCATACCAATTTTCCAGGAAAGTCGCCCTCGTCGAACTACCGGGAAAGGAAAACGGAAATGAGTGACGAGATTTGCCGGTGTGAGAAAATTCCAGGGACTTTAATCGAAGTAAATTTTGTAAAGATCCCTCAATGTAAGAAGTGTAGGGGATTTGTTGTAGTTGGAAAAAAAGATGGGATTAGTCTTATTAAATGTCCGCAGTGTGGCGAGATGATTCCAATACCGAGACCGGGTGAATCGGACTCCGTGTGTCCATGCGGCATGAAAGCAATAGCCGAGATCGCATGGATAGAAACAATATGACTCTCAATAAAAACTCCATCGGCGCTATCATGGCCAGGATAAAAACTCAGGCGTCGAGAGACGGACAGTTAACCCTGACCGCTTCCTCGACACGACAAATCCTGTGGTACGTGAGACATCTTGAATATGAAGTCAAAAGATTATTGATCAGAAAGAAAGAACGCGCGCCATGTATGCATAAGGATTGTGTCTTTTTTAGAGATAGAGAAACGGAAATACATCGTTTCCACTCAACACATAAAGGGGTATAGGCGAAAATGAGTGACGATGAACAACAACTTGAAATGATCCACGTCTTTGCGGCGTTGGTTGCCATGCACGCCGGAATTCAAAAAATGCCTATAAATCATGATACTGGGACAAAGGGAGGGAAGGAAGAATACGTGCCGGCGGCGTGGAAATGGGCGGATGTGTTTTTACAGGAGTATAAAATCAGGTACAGGGGGAAGCAATGAAAAAAATAATTCTGTTTGCATTGTTGATTGTCGGACTGAACTGTAAACAATCAATCGCCGACGTATACGTGGAATTTGGTACGGCGATTGCTCATGCGAATGACAGACACATAGAGACCGGATCAAAGAACATCGAATTCGGTTATACGAATCCCCTGCACTGGGGACGTTTCCAAGCCGGCCTCGGCGGGTGGGAAGACCGCTCCGGCTGGCCTGGCGCGGAGGGCAGCATTTACGGTCAAACTTCGTTCGGCATCGAGCCTGACCTTGGGGAATGGTACGTCAACTATCATATCGGCCCCAGCTACATATCCACACCGGACACCATGCTCGGCAGCCGGTGGCAGATATTCCAGGAGCTCGGTCTTGGCGTGGTGGACTGGCATGGCAGACGCATCGGCATCGTCATCAAACATTGGAGCAATGGCGCATGGTGGGGACGTCGCATAAACAAAGGACGGAACTTTCTGAATCTACGGGTGCAATTCTGATGATAACAAGGATGAAGGGACTTTCCCATTTCGGCGTTGCCGTGCAATACGCGCCGTGCGAAATGGATTATGGGAAATGGATGGGTTTTCATCGAGGAGGATATGCAAAAGCAAAGGCATTGAAATTTCGTGGAATGATGCTGAGGATTCATGCTGATACTCCCGAAAGAAACACCGACAAAATATATATAGACGATTTGATTAAAGCACGGGAAATGCTCGACAAAGAGATAAAGCGGCTGGGAGAAAAAAATGCACAAATCGAGTCATGACAGGATGGCGCTATTGCTCGAAAAATATACTGATGCGCGCAACCGACAACATATGACGATATATGATATCGGTTCTTATGATGTAAATGGATCATATAAAGATATTGTAGAGAGAATGAAATTCAAACAATATCTTGGGATGGATACAAGGGATGGCCCGAATGTAGACGTAGGATTGCCAATACTAGAACACTGCGACAAGTCCACATGGGGAAAAACAATTCCCCCTTGTGATGTGCTGATATCGGGGCAATGCCTGGAACACGTGTTTGATATGTTCAAGTGGATGACGAATGTAGCCAGCTTGGTAAACCACCTGGGGATTGCGATCATCATCGCACCGTGGCGGTTCGAGGAGCACCGGTTCCCGATTGACTGCTGGCGCATATTTCCGGATGGAATGCGCGGGCTCTTGGAGTATGCGGGATTCGATGTTTTGGAAGTCGGAAAAGATGATATCCAACCCGATTGTTGGGGTGTGGGAAAGAAATACTAAAAGAAATGGGAGGCTGAAAAATGAGGATTCTATTGTTGCTGTTTGCGGTTGTTTCAATGTTTGGATGTGTAAAGCACACGCCTGGCTCCTTCACACAGGAGGACATTGACAATGCGAAGAAGGAGGGCGCAATCGCCGTGGCTAAAGCTGTCGAGGACTCGCGTCTACACGCATTTCAGGTCGAAGTACTCGACCAATACAAGACGATTTTCGAGAGGCTGAACATGCTCGAGAAGGAGATGAAGCGTGTGTTCCGCAGGAATGAGATATGCACCTACAATGCCAATACGCGGATCAAGGAGCTTCTCAAGAATTCGAATATCCAAGACCCTGTCTCATATGAACCGAAACATCATCAAGAGTAAATGTTTCACATGAAACAAAAGGAGAATTAAGTAATGAATCGCGGAAGAAAACCAACAGGCAGGCTAAGAACGTTCGTCTCCCAAATATCCCTGACTCAGGAGGAGCATGAGTATGTGGCAAGGAGTGCATTTGAGGCCGGAGTAACGGCGAATTTCTATATGCGCCAGAGAATCATACCGCCGCTTTGGAGAAATGAGATGGAACGCCTGAGAAAAGAACAGAAAAATATCCCAGTATATAGTCTGGATGGACGAAGACATCCGAGATGAAATTAATATACTGTATGTTCTGTCATACTGTTATATATACGCGCGATAATACAGATGAAGATGGATTGTTTGATGATTATTGTCTCTCAGGGAGCGGCCCGAGACATAGATATCCCTGCCACGATGCAAAGCGAATGAGAAAAATGAGGGCAAAAAGCAAGCTCAGGCTCCCCTAAATATCTTGACATAAAAGCAGTTGTCTGCTTATACTGTCTGGTATGGCACTATCAGACAATGGCGCACAGCCTCAAATCAAAAAAATCGAGGCAAAAAAAGACATCAGTTCCCAACAACCAACAGCCCGCAAGATGACAGTGCTTCATGGTTTCAAGCCTGATTCAAAAGCAAAAGACAAAAAGCAGGAAATCCTCAAGCTGAAATTCCTCGACAATTATTTCGATGAGATGACGGTCACGCATACGCTGGCTGTCATTGGTGTTGACCATCCTACGTTCGAGAGATGGAAAGATACCGACAGGGCGTTTTCAAAGGCGTATTCTGTTTGTTATAACGCTGTTACGGACAGAATGAAGCGCGTTGCGATTGCCCGTGGGATACGCGGGTCGGACAATCTGCTCATGTTCGTCATGAAACAACAAGACCCGAGTTTCCGTGACAGAATGCTCACGGAGATGGATCCGAAAGTTGTCGAGAATATCGTGAATGCGTTGGTTCTTGCCCTGAGAAAGAATATCCCCGATTCTTGCCCGCATTGTAAAAATAACCTTCACCTCACTGAAAAAGTCACTCGGATGCTTGCGACCCTATCAAGCGGGTTCGAGCGCTGAGATGACGATCACGTGGAAACACCCATTCGTAAATAAAAACTCCGGTACAGACGTTGAGCTTCGGCAGGATGTGTTCAAGCGCGTTCTGGCCCAGTATACGTCACCAGAGATATCCCTGTGGCATTTTTTTCAGCAGGCTTGGGATGTCCTTGAACCAGCGAATCCACTCAAGAAAAACTGGCACCTTGAGCTTCTTTGCGAATATCTCACGCTCGTCTCTGATGGGAAGATGCAAAAACTTTTGATCAATATGCCGCCGCGCAATGTGAAGTCAACGCTCACGACGATAACGTTCCCCGCGTGGGTATGGACTCGGCGTCCCGCGATGAGATTTGTTTTTTGCTCGTATTCATCGTCACTATCTACGAAACACTCGATTGATCGTCGTAGACTTATTGAGTCCCCCTGGTACAGAGAAAGATGGGGAGGAATCGTTCAGTTGTCCGAAGATCAAAACCAAAAGCACGAGTATGAGAACACCGCCAGAGGGCACATGGTATCAACGAGCATCGGGGGAACGTTGACCGGCAAAGGGGGAGACATCATCATCGAGGACGATATGTTGAATCCGAACGAATCGGACTCAGAGGCGGCGCGCCGGCATTCTCTCTCGATGCATCGGAATGTTCTTCCTACGCGCCTTGACAGCCCTATCACAGGCGCTAGAATTTTAGTTGAACAGAGGACGCATCCCGACGACGTCTCGGGCCATGTGTTGAAGAATGAGAGGGATTGGACGCATCTTTGCCTGCCGATCGAAGCCGAAGAAAAAACCAGCGTTGTTTTCCCTATCAGTGGGAGGATCATTGAGCGCGAAGCAGGGAATATCCTCAACCCGATGCACCAAGGCAAAAAAGAAGTCGATGACTTGAAGCGTTCGATGGGATCACGCGCCTTCGCCGCGCAATGCCAACAGAACCCGACAAGCGAGCTTGGCAATATCCTGAAGCGGAGCTTTTGGCGGCACTGGCACGTCAAGCCGCCTGGGTTTGATATCGTCATTCAGTCTTGGGATATGACGTTCAAAGAGACAAAGAGCGGATCATATGTGTGCGGACAACTCTGGGGCAAACGGTCGGCGAACTTCTACCTGCTCGACCAGGTGCGCGCGCGCATGGACTTCAATGACTCCGTGAAGGCGCTTGAGACGTTTACGGCAATGCATCAAGAGGCATTCGCTAAGCTCGTTGAAGACAAGGCCAATGGCCCCGCGATTATTTCTACTCTCAAAAACAGAATACCAGGGATCATCCCCGTGTCCCCTATCGGGACAAAGGCCGCACGTGCGCAAAATATCTCCCCGATTGCTGAGGCCGGTAATATTCATTTGCCGGATATGGTCTCGAATCCATGGGTTGCAGACTTCATCGAGGAATGTGCCGCGTTCAAGGGTGTCGGTAACGAGCGGAATGACCAGGTGGATGCTATGACTCAGGCGGTATGTTGGTTGATGCAGATGGAATATCAAGGCGAGCCGATGGATGATGGACTGGGAGAGAATATGCTTGATGAAGCTGAAATGGAAATTGTCGGAGGGTTTTCAAATGTTTGATTTCGTTACGCGCATTCAGGAATATGAATTGATGTTGACCGAGTTGAATTTGAAATCATCCGAGGCGCGTATAATTTCTGAGGCGTCAAATCTCGTCACGCGCGGGCCGGACAGGGATGGATGGACGAAAGCATTCGCAGTGACTGATCGGGAGAAAGGGCACCTCGAACCAGATCAGTTGGAAATGATCCGCCAGGCGCGGAAAAAATATCGGTGGGAACCGAACGCAAAAGGCGCGATCAGGACAATGGTCAACTATATCATGGGCGAGGGTATCTCAATCACTCCGAAATCTAAAGACCCGATGGCATGGTATGTTTGGCGGGAATTCTGGACGGCTAAACGGAATTCTATGTCACTCAGGCAATTCGAGATCATCGCCAGGACGCTGAGAGATGGGGAAGTATTCATTGAGTTTTTTGATCGTGATGTAATGGATAGCCCAACCGGCAAAACAACAATCAGATTTTTAGACCCGTTGCTTGTGAAGAATCCTTCCGACGAGAGAGGGTTTGGTCTGAAAGGATTTGTCAAAGATGTCACGCGAAGCGGGATACAACATGATAAGGATGATATCGAGTCCGTTCTTGGATACTGGGTGGAATCGAACAATGACACGAAGACCGGACAGTTTAGATTTGTTCCTGCGGAAAAAGTCCATCACATAAAGCTCGATGCGGACTCAGATCAGAAACGCGGGGAGTCGTTTCTTCAGCCGATCTTGAATATGCTCACGCAATATGAGCAATGGTTGACGAACAGGATCATCCTGAACAAAATGAGATCGGCGATTGTCATGGTCAGGACGATGGAGGGGACGCCGACTCAACTTGCCTCGGTTGTCAATAATCTCAAACAGTCTGCCACTGCCAGGGCGGGAGATGTGAAGCGCGAGTCGTTCCGTGGTGGAACAATACTCACCGCTACAGGTGGTGTGAAGTATGAAATGCTCTCTCCAAACATAAATGCTAGCGATGTGGCGGAAGATGGTCGAAACATAAAACTCAATATGGCTGCTGGAACAAATTTGCCTGAATATGTTTTCGGCGATGCATCGAATGCGAATTTCGCGTCAACAATGATTGCGGAGTCGCCTTTTGTAAAGGCGGTAAAATTCTTCCAGACATTCTTTGAGTACCATTTCTGCCAGATTTACAAGAAAGTTATCGAGAATGCCGTTGCCGTTAAATTGATCGAACCTGTTGACGAAATAGACTTCCTGAAAAAACTCAAGGGCGTATCAGACCTCACTGAGCAGGATGATGAAGGGATTGACCGGAAGGCCGAGAGGATGAAAGAGCTTTTCCCAGATGGAACGATGGAGATACCTTCTGAGATTTTCTACGGTTGTGATATGCAGTGGCCGGAGATCGTGCATCGTGTCGAGAAGGATTTGACAGGTGCATTGCAGATACAGCGTGCGTCGGGATGGGTTTCCGACGCGAGCGCATCACAACGCCTGGGGTATGATTATGCCGAGGAAGTGAGGAAACAGAAAAACATTGAAGAAGATGCGGCTCAGTCTGGGAATCCGCTCATGGGGATGAATCAACAGGATATGAAAGACGCAGACGATGATGGTCATATCGAAAAAGATGCACGAGATGCCATGAAATCATTGACAAATGAGCAAAGACAGGCCATAATGAATGCGAAGACACCGGAAGAGGTGTTGAAAGTTTTGAAAATACCCGTTCCCGCAGGGAACGGAACGAACGGAGAAGAATGATGCCATACAAACAGAAAAGGCCAAAGGGACGCGGGAAGTAGACATTGCCCGCGCTCCTGGAAGCCACCAAACTCAGGTGGACGCCAGAGCTTCAAAAAGTAAATAGCCAGTATCCTACCGCAGTAAGATCGAGAAATTGGCCGGAGATCGCAAAGCTTGCGAATTCCGGCCAAGTTGACAAGGCAATGGAACTTGCCAGCCACGGCCTTGTCAACCCAGATATCCGCAGACAGACAGCCGTCGCGCGTCGAATGAGAATTGAGCGAATGGCTTGGTTCCGACGCCTTGATTCCGCAAAGAAAGACCTTGAGAAGATTTTCTCCGATTCGTTCCAATTCATCGAGCCGGTCATACTCAAGAAATCCGAAGAAAAAAAGAATATAAAACTCATCCATGAAAAATTAGACGAATCTGTTGTCATCCTCCGCCGAGAGATCAACAAGTGGATGCGTGCGCTTGTGCGGGATTCTGCACGTATGGGGTTGAAACATTCAGGCCAGGCGCTTCTTCCGTTCTTCAAAAAGAATAGTGAGGCTTATGATTCTGTGCTGGATGAGCTTGCGATGCTTGAAGATGTGCCTCTTATCGAGGCACGGCTGAACCTTGGGCTTGCGGCTTCTTTTATTGCACGATCAAAACCTACAGTGAAAACATCCAGTGATAAATGGTCTGGCGTTTTGCAGAAGATCATGAATGTTGTGACAAAGAAAACTACGACTGGATTGAAGCCGTCTGAGCGCGTATGGGATTTGACGCAGAGGATGCGTCTTGAGATGCGCCGAAAAATCGTGGCCGATGTGACGCAAGGGCGGAATCCTACAGTCATAGCGCGCGAGATGAAAAAGTTTCTTTCGCCAGGCGTGCTTGATGGGACGAATCTTGGCCCTGGTGTCTATAAATCCCCTTTCAAAAATGCGTTTCGCATGGCCCAGACGGAAGCGAACAGGGCATATTCCCACGCGGAGGCGGAGTTTGCGAAGGACAAATCTTGGATTCAGGGAGTTCAGGTCACGCTTTCGCCTGTTCATTCTGACAGCGATGAATGTGACGACCTTGCGAATCGCGGGGTAATGACGCCGGAAAAATTCCAAGGCCTCATACCAGCTCATCCTCAGTGCCGGTGTTATGCAACCTATGTGCTCAAAGACGATATTTTCGAGGATAAGGAGGCCGCTTAGGTTATGATGAAAAACGGAAAATGGCATGAGCTTTACAGCGCCGATTTGAGCGAGGCTCTTTCTTATGGAGCCTCAATCCAAAAGGAAGCGGGGATTATTGGAGGGGTTGTTCTACTCACGGGAAATAAGGTTTCGAGAAACAAGACGCTTTATACGAGCAACGCTCTGAACGAAGCCGCAACGAGATATGAAGGCGCGAAGATGTTCTTGGATCACCCGAAAAATGGAGATGGGAAAGTCCGAAGCGTGCGCGACCTCGGAGGAACATATAAGAATGTTCGGATTGAGGAAGGAAGGCTTCTCAAAGCAGACCTTCATCTTTTGCCGAACCAACAGGTAAGGGACATTGTTTTCCCTATTGCAGAGGCGAAACTTGAGGGAGTAGGATTGTCCATCCGCGATAGGGGAAAAGGGAAAGAAGACGACAAGGGTGTTTTCCTCGTCGAGGGCTTCGCGCCAGGAAAAGGATTTTCAATAGACCTCGTTACGGAGGCTTCCGTCAACGAGAATTTGTTTGAATCGGAAGGAGGAGATGACGACATGAAAATTGAGGAGATTGGAATCAAGAACCTTGAGGAAGGGAATCCGAAACTTTTGGAGTCCATCCGCACGGAGGAGAGAAAGAAGGTCACCGAGGAATTCGGGGAAAAACTCAAGAAGGGCGAGGATGCCCAGAAAATGCTTGAGCAGGGCAGGAAATTGATCGCGCTTGCCGAGGCGGGACTTCCATCGAATGTCACGGAGAAGGTCAAGAAGATGATCGAATCTGAATCAGTTACTTTCGATGTTGCCGAGGGGATCATCAAGGCGCAAAAGGAAATTTGCGAGGAATTCAAGAAAGATGCCAAGCCCGATCCGAAGGTTAAGGGGCATGGCACTGTGAAAGACGAGAACGATAGCGGGTTGCCGAGTGATGAGGAACTTGCCGAAGCGTTCTCTCGATAACAATACATAGGAGGATATTGATATGGGTGACAGATTCGAGTACAGGTCGGGATTTGAACTTCTCCGCGCGATGCCGGTTGCTTTAGGTGTCGTCATTGAGGTGGGAGATAGGCTCAAACTTTCAGGCGGGCAGTTGTTTAGAGTTTCCGGCACAACGGATAATCTCTCATTCGTTGCGGTTGCAAAAGAAGCGCATTCCGCGACTGATCCGTCAGGAGAGATCACGGTTGCACTGAGAAATGCAAATGCGATCTATGAATTGACGCTTGATGCCGCGACGGACATCACGATTATGGATGAATTGCAAATGAATTCTACAACGCCGGAAAGCGTTGCAAAGAAATCCACGACTGATCCTGTTGCGGTTGCGGTGGAATCAAAGTTGCAGGCTACGAAAATTAGAGCGATCTATACGATACCAGCAACATCTGCTGGCCCTACGTTTCTCGGTGATGCGAGCTAAGAGCTCGTCAAGTCGGATCAACCAATAGGAGGATAAAATGTCCAAAAAAATAGTTGAGGTGGTTGAGGCTTACGAGCGTAAGTTCAACCCGTCGGATACGGAGCGCGGGCTAAAAATCGCGCATAAAGAAATCGCAAAAAAGGTAAAAAGTCTCATCGAGGAAAAGAAAATTGAGCCGATGAAGATTGACATGAAAGAACTTTATCGAAAACTCGTCGAGGATATGGACTTGGAGGAGAATATCGTGTCCTCCGCGTTTCCGAGTATCTCCGGTGAGATTATTTCTTCTGTGATAATCGAGGGGTACCAGTCGTTTCCGAAGGATGTAGAGAAGCTCGTGCGATCTGTACCGTCGAAGTTGAAAACATCTCTTGTTGCTGGATGGACGGCGATGGGCGATTTCGGCGACCCTGTGAAGGAAAGCGAACCCGCCGATGAGATCATCCCGCCCGATGAGAAGACACATACAGTCAAAAATCACCTATACGAGAGGATTATCAGTGTCACAAAGGAAGCGATCTTCTTCGATCAGACTGGACAGTTGCTTGATCGTGCGCGGCAGATTGGTGAGAGAGCAATGCAGAAACGACAGAAGATTATCTTTGAAACGGTATGTGATGTGAACAGCACCTCATTGTCAAATGCAGTCCTTTATTCTACTGGCAATGCGAATCTTCTGACGACGAATCCGCTTGACACTGCTGGGTGGGAGGCGGCGGATCACCACCTTACTGGGAAGAAAGATGATAAAGGGGAGCCGATCTGGGTTTTTGGTGATATGCCAGTGCTTATCGTTGCAGCGAATCTTAAAAGTACTGCAAGGAAACTCAAGTTAAATCAATATGGCCCTCTTGGGACAGCGAATTTAGATGCGAACTTGGCACAGAATGCGTTCGATTACGTTGTCAATCCATATCTTGCGGTTTCAAATACAAGCTGGTGGTATGGAGCATTCAACCGACAGTTCAGATGGGAAGATGTTTGGGCGTTTACGGTTATGTCACGAAATGGTGAACAGAGTGAGGATGGGTTCAAACGTCGGATCATCAACCAGACGAAAGCGTCTTTCTATGGTGGATGCGGTGCGGCTGATACGGTCTGGGTTGTGGAATCCAACGCATAAAAAGGGGGATGATCATATGTTGACTCAAAAAGCGAAGACACATCTTCTTCCAGGAATCCTCGCGGCGCTTGTCGCCGTGGGGCTTGCCTGGGGGGCGGCGACGAAATTCACCGACCTTGAGACCACTGGGACGATGACCGTTGGGACGACGCTTGATGTTACCGGAGCGACAACATTGACAGGCGGCTTGACGCAGGACGGGACAGCAACGTTAAATGATGACGTTACGCTTGGGAGTGCGGCGAAATTAATTCATACCGCTCCGAGCGAGTATGTCCTTCATTTTTCAAGCTCTGTCTCAATTGCCAGTTCCTATGCAGTCATAAAGTCCAGTGGTGCGGCAATTACTCTATCACCCGCGAACTCGTTGGCCATACTTTCTACAACGACTGCGTCGGCAGGGGAAAGGTTTGTTATAAGAAATTCATCGAATGCTGTGATAACTTTTCAAGACGACGGTTCGCTTTCAACAAGTGGATTGGCTCTTGGCGCGGCAACGAGGGCTCTCGGAATTAATGATACCTTGGAACTGATATTTACGGGAACGCTTTGGGCTGAGCTTTCTTTCACGAATAACCAGTGAGTCGAAAATCATGAGAAGAATTCTAACCGCTTGTCTGTTCTTTTTGCTTTCTGCATCTCTGAAGGCGGCTGATACGGTCTCAATCTCAACAATGAGTCTCGGTTCCATATCGAGATTCGTTTTCTCGAACAGATCGGACGCGACCGGAGAAGCGGCTGTAAAGAAGATTGACATATCCGCAATCCCAGGGAATCCGTCAAAGGTCAGAATAACTGCAATCAAATGGGCCGTGAGCGGAATGAATGTTGATGTTCTGTTTGACCACACAACTGATGATCGTGCAATCATTTTGAATGGTAATGGAGAGATTCAAGACGCCAACATAAAAGACCCTGCATCGTCTGGTGATACGGGAGATATTCTTTTTACTACGACGGGTCACACCGCAGGCGATGGATACACGATTGAGATAGAAGTCAGGCCGGACGGGAGTTAGACACGTGTTGCGCCGTCTCCTTGCGGCGTCTGTGATTTGTGCGGCAGTTGTCACGGACTGCCTCTCTGGTTTTGTAATCGGAAAATTTAAGCGCGATGGCAACACGATTTATATTGATATTCGTGATGTCGAGATACGCGATCCCGCAACGTTCCGCCCACCGATAGGGATAAATCCAACATCATCTGCATGTGATGATGCTTCCGAGCATGGGCGCATCTTCATTGATACAAACGCGGTTTCTGGACAGCAATTATATGTCTGTGAGGGCGCGGCCGGGTGGATATTGCAGGGCGATGGACTCGGCGCTGGATCAGCTATAAACATTCTTGAGAATGGCTCCACCACGCTTTTGAATGCGGGTGCTATTGACTTTGATGGCGACGATTTCAATACTTCCGTTGCTGGAACGACGGTTGCAATATCCATCGCCTACTCAAGAACAGTCAGCACGCACACCGCGCAAACTCTTTTAAATAAAACACTCGAAAGCCCAACTATCAATTCCCCATCTCTTTCTGCTGATAGCGTTGATGTGATAACAGAGATTGCCGCAGCTATCAAGACGGGACTTGATGCCAAGCTCGTGACTGGCACGGCTGGGGCAACCGGAAATTGCGCTGAGTGGAATGCGGATGGAGACCTTGTAGATGCCGGTGATCCATGCGGGACTGGAAGCGGAGGAGGTAATGCGGTCAATATCCTTGAGGATGGAATAACAGAAATCACAGGGGCCGCTGCCATTGATGCCGGATATGGATTGACTAATGCGGTAAGTGGAAGTACCGGGACATGGAGTTATGATCCTCTCGTCCTTATTGACAGTTCAACGGTGCAAGCTCTGTATAACAAAACGTTCGGATCATCAGTTACAGTGCGTGGAACACTAGATGCGCAGTTCGGTATCACAGCGGCAACAGGCGTATTTAGTTCAACAATCAGCGCATCCGCACTAATCCTTGACAGTTTCACGACGACTCAACTCAATAACACGACGCCAACGCAGGGGATGATAGTATATGATACAAACGAGGATGCAATCTCAATTGCAACCGCTGCCTCGCAAGGTGCGTTCTCTAAAATATTCAGCGAAAATGATAATATCCCGGTCACGAATTTGGACAGCGGGACGGGAGCGTCTGCTTCGACATTCTGGCGGGGCGATGGATCATGGGCAACGCCGGCTGCTGGTGGTGGAGGTGGTACGAGCGGACTTGATCTGTTTATCGGCGATACTGAGCAAGAGATAGACATATCTACTCTGACTTTTAATGACGATCAGTTCCAGGCGGCGGAAGCGACGGTTTCGATGAAGACGAATGGACTCTACAATCTTAGTAGAAGCACCTGGTCTGTACATTTAGCATCAGCAGCACAAGTACAGATTACCGGACAGGGAGATAAAACGCATTTATTAATAAAAATGCCTCAAAATCAAACGTTGTCTCCTCTTGATATTTTAAATTCCGCTGGAACGTCAATGTTCACTGTTTCTGCCAATGCCGAGGTTCTTACAACGAGTGCATCGGCTCAAATTATATGGAGAGCCGACGCTGAGTCCGGAGAAGGTCGTATAACGTCCGCTCAAGATTTGCGATTAGTCAGCGCAGTTGGGGATGATATTATTCTTGATCCAGGAGATACGACAAATACGGGTCAGGTGATAATGGGAGGCAATGAGGCTTTTGTCGCAAGTAAATCAACAGGTACTTTTCACGCTATAACAGCATCAAGCCAAGCGACAATCGGACAGCTTCATTTGACGGCAGGCGCGGGAACGGAAGAATGCCTTCAGAGAGACGAAGCGGGGCGTGTTACCGGCACTGGTTCAGCTTGCGCGGCTGGTGGCGGGGATGGCGGCCCGACGTTGGATTATGTTGTGAATGGATCAAGTTTCCTTGTGGATGCTGACACAGAGGCCATAACGAACACAGCGGGGTTGACCTATTCATCCACAACAAAACGGATTTCGTGGGAACTCAACAGGTCTTCTGTAACGATGGCGGGGCCGACGATCGAGTCTTCCGAAATAACAGATGGGACGATCACGGCTGACGATCTTGGGACGGATTCAGTAAGCGCTGATGAATTGAATGCCACCGGCGTGGAAGCCGAACTTGAAGCCGTCCTCGATGTGAACGAACTTCAGGGAGACTTGGACGCTAACCGGATATCAGCAGGGACGCTTGATGTTGATGTTGTCGCTTCTTCTGTTGCCGTGAATACTATCGGTAATATCCAGATGCAGGATGATGCGATAACAAGTGCTGAAATGGCAGACTCAGATCATGGAGATGTGTCCTGGTCTGGGAATGTGGCGACTGTTGACAATGTGGAGGCAGCGAATGTCGCGTCCGGCTCTTTGGGGGCTAGCGTTCTTGTCTCTTCCATCGCGGCTGGTTCTGTCTATGGCGCGGGATTGAATGCTACCAATGCGCCTGGAGACAATCAAGTTCCTACGTTTGATTCGGCGACCGGACAATTCACGTGGACTGATGACCAAACATCAGCCGGTGGGGGTGATAATCTTGGGAGCCATGTCGCCACGAAGACGATTACAGCAGAATTCGGGATTGATGCATCTACCGGTGTGTTTTCGTCAACCGTCACGGCTTCTGCGTTTCTGACGACGGCGGCGTCCAGCCAGGAAGAAAGCCTCGTGCGAGTCTCCGATAAGAACGATTCAACGATTTGGGGACAACTCATTCAGCGTTCGACGAATTCAACGGATTTTCCGAATCTTGCCGGTCGGTTCGCCATTCAGACTTCAACGGATAAAATTTATTTTATTATAAACGGCGGCACAAGCGCCGTATTGACGGATGAGAAAACCTTGACGGTATCATCAGCCACGATAGAATATGTGGCAGGATCGACAATCACCGTTAGAAGAATTGAATGGGCGGATGGAACTGTGCAGGTCTCAAGCCCGCCGGCGGGCGGCGGATCAGACACAAACGCTATTCGGGAGATCATGTTTGACGCCGCCGCCTTTCAAATCTTCGGCTCAACCGGTGCGCCATTGGAGCAGACTTCAACCACAAGCGTTGCGGGTCTCGTGCGAAGTTTCGATGACACCACACGCGAATACGTCGAGATGAAATGGCAGGTTCCAGGTGATATTGATACGTCCGGCTCCGTGACGCTAAGGACATATGTCATGGCGAAGACGGCCGCGGCCTCGAAGAACGTCCAACTTGATTTTGAGCACTACTGCGTGAACGACTCTGAGAGCTTCCAGGGTTCATATACCGCGGTGTCATCGGGCGATTTCGCCATTGATGCGACGCAAGTAGATACAACGGAAAAAACGTGGACTGAAACGGTCAGCACGCTCGGTTGGGCCGCGAATGACATGTGTTTTGGGAGATTGTCCCGCGACCCTGGCGCTACCGATGATCTCACCGGTGACATGCATTTATTCACTTTCACAATCGAGGTTCCAAGACAATGAAAAATATGGTTATTTTCTTTTTATTGATTCCGTCTTTATGTTTTGGCGGAGGTAGTATGGATTTTGTTAATGCCAATACGGATTTAGTGAATATGGGGGATGTTGGTACCGCAACGAATAATATATCTGTTTGTGCTTGGATAAATGTAACCTCGACAATTTCCGGTGGACAGAACGCTGCTGTTTCTAAGATGTATGCTCTTGTCGAGCCATTTTGGATTTTTGAGCTTGGGTATAGGTTTAATGCCGGAGCCGAAGTAGACAAAGGGTATATTACTATCGGGGGTACGAGTGGGGGATATAACGATGAGGGAAATACTTGGAGAACGACCTCAACGCCTCTTTCTCTTGGTAGGTGGTATCATCTTTGTGGTACATGGGCGACCGGAGAGATTCCGAATATTTATCTCAATGGTGTGCTTGATAATGGATCAGCAGGAAATCCGGCGGCAAATGGCCCTCTTGAAACGTTTGCGACTAATGTTAATATAGGATTTAATGAGATATTAAATGTTTACTCTGATATGAAAATCGCGTATGTTCATGTTTTTTCAAGAACCCTTAGCGCAAATGAAGTTACGCAGGAAATGAGATGGCCAGAATCGGTTGGCCGGAGCAGTTATTATTATATTCCACTAAGAGAAAAAAGCTCTGCATCTCAAATTTCTGATATGTCTGGCGCTGGAAATCATGGGACAAATGATGGCGCTGATGAATCTTCCGATAGTCCGCCTGTAACTTTTCCAGGAGGCCCCCTATGAAGCACTTTGTGTTTTTGACTTTTCTGCTTTTTCCCGTCCTGGCTTTCGCCGGAGACGTGGTAATTTTTGATCCCGCGACCGACAGGGTGACGAACTACATCAGGAGCGCTCATACTCCTGACTTCGATAAACGATCCGATGTCGTCCTGAACCCAGACTTATCCGCACTCTCCGGCGTTCCCATCAGATACTGGAAGCATTCAGTGGGTGCGATTGTAGAAATGTCAGCGGCGGAAAAACAAGTGGTTGACGATGCGGAAGTTGCGGCCACAGATGCGTTGGTAAGAACAACAGCAAAGGACGCGATAGATGGATTTGAGACAAATCCAATTCTTTATAGAGCACTCATCAAGGTTCTTCTGGATGAGATTAATCTTTTGAGGGAACAACTGCTTTTGCCACCCAGAACATTGAGTCAGGCGAAAACTGCTATCAGAAATGCAATAGACGGCGGAACGATTGATGAGAAACCATAAATGGATTTGTTTTCTTTTCATCCCATCTCTGAGCCTTGCGTCGCCTTCGATCACGAATGTGACGGGGACATTCTTCGGCCAGGCTACGGATCAAATCGTTGTGACGATCACAGGCGTGGATTTTTCCACGAAGAGTCCCGCCGCGCCGGTGGTTTTTGCGGATTTCGAGGATGGGACGGTGAATCCGACTTCTCTGGGAATAATAACGGCGTGGAACGCCAACGATGGGCCGCTCATTTCTACGACGACGAAGCAGCTTATCAATTCCAGTCACAGTATCTTAGGCACGTGGGTGAGTCCGTCAACAAGTTTCTCTTTTCAGTTGAAACATATTTCCACCTTCAGCTTCATCTACTCATTCGGACGGCGATACCATGAAGCCGACCTTACGGGCAATCAGAAGGTTTGGCGATTGCATCGAGCGGATGGCGGAGGGACATGGGTTGTATCAAGCTCAGGGGATGGAGTCTTTCTTAATGAGGATTGTAGCGGGAATCAACTTAATCAATTTCAGGATATCCAATCAAAAATTGATGAAGGGAACTTTTACACTGAGGAACATATTTGGTCGCATGGATCGTATACAGGAGCAGATTGGATCGTCGCCAATGGTTACTGGAACTATCTCGTTGATGGATTTTCAGTTCAAAAAAGTACTTCTGGGGACAATTGCGATTCGCAGTCTACTGAAATTCGTGTATGGGATAATTTCTCGAATGTCGGCGTGGTGGATGGCGCACATCTCTGGATGGACGATCTTTATGTGGATTCCACCTGGTCGCGTGTTTTCATTTCTACAGTTTCAACTTGGACTGAAAATGGTACGGGCGGCAGGCGGGAGATTCAAATCCCAAATGCTTGGAGTGATACGGAAGTGCAGGTCTATTTTCGGCAGGGGGAAGCCCAAGCGGATGAAACGTGGTACATGTTCGTATGCGATCACACAAATTCCTGCAACTCTAACGGCTTCGAGATCACAATTGGTGAATCTATATTTGAAACTGAGACAGACAGCTTTGTCGGGCAGGGGGAGTCCGTGATAAAAGGAACAACGGAAATTAGATGAAGATTTTTGTGATAACGATCAAGCCTATTCTTATTTCCTGTGTTTTTTACTTCATTGTTCTTTCCGCGATGATCATATTCGGCCAGAAGATCACCGCAAATGAAAAGGCGCATATGGAACAGATCATGAAACGGAACACGATCGGCGTGACGGCGACGGTGACGGAATGATTATGAAAAACAATCAACGCTCATTCATGGATACGGTTTTTTAATGATAGAAAATAAAAATAGAAGGAAACATGATAATGGCATTTACAAATATATCCGATTATTCAGCATCGTATTTATTGTATTTTCAACAGTTTTCGGATGGGGAATGGTGTATAAAGGGTTCCTCTTTACGCAAGAGAAGGTTTCGCGGATAGAAAATCGGCTTGACGGATACGAGAATATTTCAAGAAAGTACGTCATTTTGGTCGAAAAGATAGATCAGAACATGCTGAATTTTTCGGAGAGAATGAGACGAATTGAAAATTTAATTGATAAACGTTACCAGAGATAAAGGAATCAAATAATGGCGACATGGAAATTCGATATTGCAACTCATAAGGGGTTGACTCTATACGTTCACGTCAAGGATGCTGACGGAAAGACGAATAACGGGAACGTATATGAGACGTTTAATATATCGAATTGGGCTGATTATTCAAAGGCGATGACGGAGACGGATTTAGGAGCGGCCTCTCCTGAGATAGGATTGTATAGTTTTACCGGAGGTTCTGCCTATAGTACGCCCGCATTCGCGTTTGTTTTCGAGCAAGAGGGTGTTTCTCCCGCATCTTCAGATACACAGGTCGGCCTTGCGACAATTACTGAAGTTACGGCTGTCACGGCGCCAACGTCTGAACCCTATACGGAAACGAATCTCAAGATACAGCTCACCAGTATTCAGACCGCGATAAATAATGCACTCGTGAGTCCGAGGCCGGATTGGAGCGTGGGGCAGGTGAGAATGTCTCAGGGGAGCTATCTCAAAATGTTATTCGATCAACAGGCGGAGATCATCAAACAACTGAAGTCAATCCCGACGGAAGATATTTCTACTCACCAGGATGCTATTGGGCCATTCGGAGAGGATGTCACAGATTATGTCGGCGAGGAGGCTTTTTAAATGCCTTCCGTTTTCCTTGAGGGTATGCGCGAGGATATTGAATCTCTCGTTACCGAATGGGGGAAAACATGCGGGGTGACGCGACTGAGCGCTTCTCTGAACGGACAGGGAAGATTATCCGGTTCGTTCGCATCTATTGTTGCATCGGAACAACTTTGGATACAACCGATAGAAGGGATGTCTCGTGTTGTTGATTTTGGAATAAATGACGAGACGACACATCTCGCATGGCAGAAGCATGATGGAACGGTATTGAGACCCAAAGACAGAGTTCTTGTCGTAGGTGAATCTTTTGCATATGATGTCCTATATGTGCATGTCAAAGAAAGCCATAGGGTCATGGAACTCAAGCAGATAACGAGGACGTAATGGCGGACAGGGTTTATGGTCACGATCAGGTAATTAGGAATCTGAGCCAATACCGGAAAGAGCTTGTTGCCAGGATTGTTCGAGCTGCTACATCAACGCAGGCAAAAGTCGTGAATAATGCAAAGGGCGTTCTTCGTCCTGGGTATGGGTATATCACAGGAAATTTGCAAAGATCAATCGGTGCGGGACAGGTCATAATCAAAAGCAAAGAGGTAAAAGTCTTTGTCGAGGCAAATGCGGAATATGCGAGCCATGTTGAGATGGGGACAAGTCGGTCGCGCGCGAAGCCGTTCTTGGGCCCTGCCCTTTTAAAGAATCGGGCCTTTTACCAAAAGAGTATGAAGCAAGCGCTGAAGCCGCCGCCGATGAAGAAATAAACTGGGAAAAAATGAAGGACGTAGAGACGCTTATATTTTCTCGATTGACGGGGGACACGGGAAGCGGAAGCCTTGAGTCTCTACTTGGCGGATCAGGGCGGATCAGATGTGGGTATCAGCAAGGGGCGGCGCTTTCCCCCTCTCTTGTGTTCTGGATGTTCACCGGCGGGCCTGGGCTTGTCAGACCTGACCGTGCGTTCACGTTCGAGGATTTTTATCAGTTCGATGTTTTTTCAAATTCACACCCGGACATTACGTTTCGGCTCAAAAGATTGTTTGATGGGCATTGCTTCGACGATTCTGGGCTGTCTGAAGTCGGCGGTATTTCGTCGGTATTCGACTGGGAGGGGCCGGATGGATTTGACGAGGCGTTGGAAGTGATGAGGAAATCAGTGCGGTTTAGATTCTTCTCCGCAATCGCGGCGCAGAATCCAATATGATAATAGGAGGATGAAATGTCAGGATTAAATGCAAATGGATATACGGAGACAAAAAGGCTTTTGCTCGGCCTTGGCGATGCTTATATTAATAATGTTTTCGTCGGGAATCTGAAGGGAAGTGTTGTATTCAATAACACGAGAACGTATGCATATCAACGTGCCGGGAACAATATTGCCGATCAGAAGGCCGAGGTGATTGGAGAGGAAACGATCCTAACGGCTGAGATTTGCGACTTTAAGTTATCGCAATTGAGGCGCGCTTTTGGGGTAAACGAGGCGGTTGACACAACGACGGCTAAGACGATCAGAAAAAGAGAGGTTCTCAAACTGAGTGCCACGACTCCGACGAGTCCGGTTGAAGCGATTACAGAGGCAGTCGCCGTCTCTTCGCTTGATAGGAAAACGTTGTATGTGTCCGGCACTGACTATAGATTATCCGGATCGCCATTGGATATCATACGAGAATCCGGCGCAGGTATTTCCGATGGACAGTTTGTCATCCTGGAATACAACTTCAGTGATACGGGAGCCAATTCACTTCGAGTCGGTGGTGAGACGAGAACTCCGAATACATTTGATTTGAAATTTACGCATCTTGATTCAAGCGGAAAATATATTCAAATCAACATTTTTGTTGCAGTGGCAAATACAGAATTTACGATTGCGTTCAATGAAAGGAGTTCCGGCGATTATACTATGCACAATGTAAGTTTCAAGGGATTGATAGATGTGACAAAACCGGAAGGACAGAATGTATTTGAGATCGTCCAGGAGGATGCGGCGGCCTAAATATAGCAGGATCGGGAAAAAGGATGAGAGCTTAAATGCCGAATCTTGAGGAACAAGTAAATGAATTGAAAGATGCCGGATATCCGGTGAGGAAGGGTATCCGGCAATTTTCTGAGGAATCGGGGAGAGATGTAGCGGATAATATCTGGCTTCACCGATGGGCCAAACACGCCGCGCAGAATTATCCCATCGTGACCCGTTCGGCGGGTGTCCGGTTCTTAGAAAACGCGGCGAAGGGCGTCCCCGCGTTCGTCATCGGGATCGGCCCGAGCCTTGACAATAATATCGCAAAGCTCAAGGGACTCGATGGGCGCGCATTAATATTTGCCACAGACGCGGCGTACAGACCGTTGCTTGCAAATGGTATAATTCCCGATCTCGTAATGACGTATGACTGCCAGAGTGCCCAAAAAAACCTGTTTGATCATTCTTATTGCGAAGACCCACCGGCTCTACTATGCAACTCATGTTCACACCCCGACACGATATCAGCTTGGGAAGGGCCCATTCTGTTTTATAACCAGTGGCATACAAAGGATGTTTTCATTGAATTCCTTCTGCCGTATATCTTCCCACTTATAGGACAAATCCCGTCATCCGGCACGGTCGGAAATATGCTCGTCAATGTTGCGTATATCTTGGGATGCAATCCCATCTTTACCGTTGGGATGGACTTATGCTATGCGAAACATGGGGAGGGGTGGCGCTACCGATGCCAGGATTATAAGTATGGGAAGATTGATGACAGCGGGCAAGGCGGGTGGATAAAGAATGATAATTTGATCCTGTATGACAATGATGACAGGGTAAGAAGTTCATTCGACGAGGAAATAAACGGGGAGAAATTCCGCGTTGATGCAGAGCTCAAGACATACCGGGAAGCGTTGATCGGGCTTTGTCGTGGATTGGGGATCAAGATCATAGATTGCAGTGTGGATGGGATACTCCGAATGTATTTCAGAACGATTTCCGTTGAACAAGCGGCATTGGAATTTTGTACATATAAAATGATGGAGGGACGAACGGTTGTTCCGCACTTGTCAAAGATAATCCCAGACGGACGGAAAATTTGGGAGGAACAAAGGAAGAACGGGTGGGTATGCTGATATTCCACGTCACGACGACAGACCCCGCCGGCGCGGCGTATAATCTCGTCCAGTCTGTCAATCAGAACACAAAGCACCGTGCGAGGCTTCTGACTACTGTTCCGAATGCTTATGGTCATCCGACGGATATTGCCGAAATACCAGACTATGGAGATGAGGTTGAAGAATTGCTTCTGAGTGCAGACGTGATTCACTTCCATAAGATCAATGAAGACTTCGAGATCGCGTTCAACTCAAAGCGCCCTCGAAGATGGAGAGTCAAGGATTTCCTTACTGTCAATGGAAAGAAAAAGCGGGTAGTGTATCATGTGCACGGCCATCCTTACGAGCGCGCGAACGTTCAGGAGAACGGGGAACTGTACAAGGAAAGAAATGCAGTCGTGCTCTGCTCGACACCGGACTTGCAAGAAATGTATTCGCCGTACTGTAATGCGCGATTTTTCCCAAATTGCGTCCCCGTATTCGACTCAAAATATCTTCCGCGTGAGACGGATAAAATGGCCCAGGACGTAAACGGAGAAAAGCGGTGGATCGTATCCCACACGGTCAGCGATAGGAATCTGAAGAATTGCGATATGATTGAGAAGGCCGTCAATTATGTCGCGCGGACACAGCCTGTCAATCTCATGACGATCGAGAACACGCCGTTCAAGATGGCGATGGTATGGAAGCGAATCGCTCATGTCGTATTCGATCATATGCAGGGATACTACGGGTTATCGTCTCTTGAGGGGATGGCGATGGGGAAGCCGGTCATTGCGGGATTGAATGATCATACGATAAAGAGCATTATGGAATTTTTCGATATCGGCGACATCATGCCGTGGCAGAGGCCGCGCGACCAGTCTGGTTTGAACGATTGCCTGATGGATTTGATAGCGAACCCCGAATTGCGCCGAGTCATGGGCGCGCGCGGGAGGGAATTCATGGAAGGCGTTTGGAATGAAAAATTCATAGGGGGGAAGCTCGGTGAGCTCTACGAATCTCTATAGAAAAAATCCGCCGGATGGGACGGTGGGAATCGTCATCCCGATGAGAGACAACCTACACTATTTCAAGCTGGCGTTCCATTCCGTGCTTTCATTCACCGATGTCCCGTACATGCTCACGATCGTGGACAACATGAGCACGTTCCAGACCCGTCTTTATCTTCGGAGCCTGATGAGGAACCACCAAATAAATGTCATGCAATATCAGGAGGACTTCAATTACGGGGCCGAGGTGAACATTGCAATGCGCCAGATGTTTGAGAACCCAGATGTGAAATTTGGCCTCTGCCTCAACTCGGATACTGTGGTAGAAAAGGGATGGCTCAAGAATTTATCTGAGAATTTCAGGCAACATCCGAAGCTCGGAGTGGTCGGCCCGATATCGAATATCGCCATACCACCGCAACAAATCGGACGCTCATCCGATCTATTTGATACGGAGTACGTTTCTGGGTTCTGCATGATGTTCAGACGGGAGGTATTCGAGGCGCTTGACGGATTCGATGAACGCTATGTCGGGGGATGCTATGAAGATCAGGATTTTTGCATTCGGGCGATTGAAAAAGGATGGCATGTCAGTATAGATAGCTCTGTTTACATCCATCATTTCTGGCGAGTGACAAGAAACCTGGACCCGCTTGCAAATGAGAATGTGCAGAAAAATAGGGAGAGATTCCTTCAAAAATTCCAAAATATAAATTTGGAAAAAATTCATACTTTCCCTGCAAGATTAGCAAAGGCTTTGAGGGAATAAATTGACACTCGTCGAAGAGCGCTATAATATCGCGTTGAAATTGCGGAGCGATATTAAGGAGCATATCCCTTTTTTATCTGCCTTTGCCAGAGGGAATATTCTTGAATTTGGTGTCCGTGACGGAATTTCCACGGCTGCATTTCTATATGGGATCGAACGTCAAGGGGGAATCCTTTGGAGCGTTGATAAGAATCCGGAGTGCGGAAAATTGTTTTCCGGCCATCCGCTTTGGAGATTCATACAGGCAGACTCATGCGATGTGACGCGAATCATTGATTTGGGCCTTCCAGGGAAACTCGATATCGTTTTTTTGGACACGGAGCACGATTATGAGCATGTCTCAAACGAGTTGACTTCCTGGCATACGATGGTTGATATGGATGGAATGATATTGGTACATGACGTAATAGAATATGGGCAGGCGGCGGGACGAGCATGTGAAGATTTTTCAAAATGTTATGGATGGAATTACGTGATACGACCCGGGTCGAATGGCCTGGGAATATTAAATAGGAGGATGTAATGCAAGAGTCAAATGACCTGAAAGCCGGAGACAAAACGACGTATGTGGTTGCGGGAGAAAATCTATTTATCGAGCCGAGACCTTATGGCGTTCTTTGTGATATCGTGGGATTGGTGTTCGGTTCGATAACGGATATCGGGAAAATGGAAGCGGGGGGGATTATAGCACAACTGCCATCAATCATAAAAACCAAGCTCCCGCAGATTTTCGCACTCGCGTTTGATCGTCGGAGACATCCATTTCTAAACGAAGAATGGATGAGCAACAACCTGACATTCATTGATATACAGAAAATCATCGAGAGATTCATCAAGGTTAATAACCTAGAGGATTTTTTAGAAAAGATGTTCCCGGAGATCAAGCGCAAGAAGGAGGCGCAGGTTCGGGAACTTCAGGAGACGCAGGGAAAATAGAAGATGGGGAATATCTTGCCCAGTCTTTTGTCCATCACCTTTTGGCCATGACCTATGGGTGGACGATAGAATATATTGATGGACTGACATGGCCGAATATTAAGAAGATGCTCAGACAGATAGCAGAAAGACCTCCGGCGGGAATTATCCTTTCGGAGGTATTCAAAAAGAGAACCGAGCCAACATCCAGTCAAATCGGCGGTATTGGTTTACCGTTCAAGAAAGGGAAGATACTGAGGAGAAAATAAATGGCGACAAGCGCGGGCGAAATCATTGTCGAGCTTACGGCCAGGGTTGAAAAACTTGAGAAGGGCCTGAAGAAGGGCGAAAAGGCCGTCGAAGGCTATAGGAAAAAACTCAATAATTTCGTAAGAGCTCATGGGATCGTAATCGCGACAGCCGCAGCCGCGTTCAGCGCGTTCGTTCTCAAAGCCACGAAGGCCGCATCAGATTTGCAGGAGATACAATCGAAATTCGATGTTGTGTTCAGGGGAAACACCGAGACCGCCAACAAATTCGCAAAGGAACTCCAAGATAGTTATTTATTGTCGGAACTCTCCGCAAAAAGATTCCTCGCATCAATACAAGACACTCTGGTTCCCATGGGAATTGCGCGCGAGAAAGCCACGGGACTCTCTGCCGAGGTCGTAAAACTCGCCGCCGACCTCGGGTCTTTCAATAACATTCCCACCGAAATGGTCGTACGCGATCTTCAGTCCGCGCTCGTCGGGAATACTGAGACGGTGAAAAAATACGGGATCGTTCTTAGGGCGACGGATATCCAACAGCGCGCGCTTGCGGATAGCGGGAAAACTGTTGCAAGTGAAATTACGCAAGCTGAAAAAGTTACTGCCGCATACAATATCATACTCGAAGGTTCCGCAGATGCGCAGGGGGATGTCGCAAGAACGTCTGACTCTTACGCAAACCAAGTCAGATTTATGAATGCTCGCATCGAAGATTTCATGGTGACGCTCGGAAAGCTTACGATTGGCCCGATGACATTGATGGTTGACAAATTGACGCTAATCGTCAAGGGGCTTGATGAGGCAATAGAGTCTATTGAGCAAGCCACCGTCACATTCGGCGGGTGGGGTCAGGTTATGCGGGCGGTTGTCTTGGAAGCATTGCGCTCTATTACGAAAGGGACGCTTGATTTTATAAATGCTATGACGATACTCGGCCCAATTTTGAAGCTGATCGGCATTGATATCATGGGGCAAGTGAAAGCAAAACTCGATGAGCAATTCAATGCGTGGCAGGCTTCGGGACAAGCCGCAGGATTGGCCGCTCAGGCGGCCTCAGATGCCGAAAACAAAAAACGTCAAGAGGTCGAGGCGACGAATCAGACGATAGTAAAGAGTGAGGTTGAACGTCAAGCTCAATTGACTGAACTTGCGAAACAGGGAGACGAAGCGAAAAAGGAACGAGACAAACAAAAAAAAGAAGATGAAAAAGCCGCGTTTGAATTGTCTGAGCAATGGCGCAAGCAGGAAGCCGATGATGCGAATAAACTTGCTGATGACGCAGTAGAAAGATCGAAAAGAATAAAAAAATTCTTCATGATGGACACAAAGGAACATACTGAGTTTGCCATACAACAGGCACAGGCCATGTTCAACAATTTCGGCAGTGGGGTTGCCGATATGGTTCTTGAAGGGAGAAAATTTGCCGATGTGATGAAGGGTATATGGCAGGACATGGCGCGGGCATTTATAAGTTATGTAGCACAGATGATTGCAAAGTGGCTGGCATTCATGGCGTTGAAAGCCGCATTTTCATTTGCGAGCGGCGGGGCTGGCGCTTTTTTTCAGGAAGGTGGATTGATTCGGGAGCCGTCTATTATCACTGGGCTTCGTTCAGGCAGACAAGCGCTTGCGGGTGAGGCTGGGACTGAGGCGGTTGTCCCCGTGGGTGGAGGGACAAATATTTCAGCGCAAGAGATGGGCACGAGTTTTAGGGGCGCTGGTGGGGGAGGGGGCGTAAATCTTACCATCAATATATCCGGGCAATTCTTGGAGGGATCAGAGACGAAATGGCATTCCATGTTCCGCGATAAGATCATCCCGGAAGTCCGGCGGTTCACGATGTCGTCGCCGACCGGCCCATTTAATCGAAGAAGAGGAGTAGTGTAAATGCCGGTATCTACGCTTTTCAATACTCAGCTTTGGAACACGCAACTATGGAATGGAGAGGCCAAGGCGCATGGAATAGGGATTGAACATGCGATACTCTTTATTACGACGACGATATCGTTGACCTGGGCGTCTGTCGCAAGTGCCACGCATTACCAAGTTCAGGTTTCTTTGTTCAGCGATTTCAGGACTATCTTTGAGACTGCTGTCGTTACGGCCTCGGAACATTCGTTTACGGACGCGCAAACGAACAATGTGAAACGATATTGGCGCTGGCGTCCGTCCACAGATGGGGGGAGCACGTACATGGAACCCTTCAGCGAGGTCGGCTCCTATTGGTTGGACACGGGCGCGGCGCAAGAGATCAGGCTTGATCGGAATGAGTTTATGCTTGCAGACGCGGATAATACCGCCGACCGATATCAATTCCAGCTTTTCCCAAATTACTCTATCGTTGATGTGAACCTTTTCAGGATACATCAGCGTAATTTACTGGGGGAATTGCTTTCGGAGTTTCTTACGATAAAGTCAGAAATAACCATGATGTTTCAAGGGAATCAATATATCTCGAAACAGCAACACAATGAGTTTATCCGTTTCCACAATATCGCGCGCGTCTGCTATCTCGTCGCCTACAAAGACGGAGAGAGAGCGCGCCC